AGATACTCCTGATAAACTGGAGCTAGAAGTTGCTGACGGGTCTAAAGTTTTATTTGACCTGACTAAGTATAAAATGCGTCCACATCGTGTAGTTAATAAGTGGGAACTTTTAGAAATTAGTCCTGTACCAGTTCCTTCTAATCCTGAAGCTTTATTACTGCGAGCAAAAGATAGTATTGTTCGTAAGTTTATGAAAGATCATAGTGAGGCAGAAGGTCAGATTCTTTCAGAACAGTTAAATGAGCAGATGGCAAAAGCTAATGCTTCGATTAAGAGCTTTTTGTCTACTATTGAAGGTGATGTAGCTCTTAAGAAGTCTGTTCCTAAGCACTCTACTTTAGTTGACATGGAAAAAGTTTGGGATAGTACTTTAGCTCGTGCTGCTCTTGCTCGTTATGCATCCAATGATGGTTCTGGTGATAAGGAAAAAATGAATTGGGGTAAATTTGCTAAGGGTTTTGCATGGGTAGATAATGCAAAGGCTGATGCGTTTACTTCTTATAAATTCCCTCATCATATTGTTGCTGATGATACTTTAGTAGCTATCTGGCGAGGTGTTTCATCTGCAATGGCAACCTTGTTAGGTACTAATAGTAGTACTACTATTTCTGACAGTGACAAAGCAGGTATTTACGAGCATTTAGCTAAACACTACGAAGACGCTGGTAAGGAAGTTCCTCCCATAGATAAGACTTACACAGATGAAGAATTGAAGGCCATTGAAGATGGTCAATGGGAAGAATTTCTTACAGCTCAACAAGCTAAAAATGAGTCTACTGAATCGGAAGGAAATACTTCTGACGAAGATTCAAAGAGCTCTGACGAGAGTCAGGCAGTTAAACAATTAATAACTGATGCTCTTTCAGGTATTTCTGGCAAGATGGATGAAATGGATGAGACTTTGAGACTTCGTGTAAATATTCTTGTTAGTATGCTTGAAGAATTAACTGATTTAGTTAAAAGTATGAAGAGTATAGAAGAGGAAGGCAAAGCAGACCCTGACGAGGGTAACGCGGAGTCCGATAAGGAAGATAATGAGGAAAAAGATCAATTAGATCTTGCTGCTAAATTTAATGATTTAGCCGGACTATTAAAAGCCAGTTTATCAATTCAGTAATAAAAGATCTTTTATTTAAATATTTGTTATTAGAGGTAATTAAAATGCCAGATATCATTGATATGAAACAGTTTGAGACTTTTGCTCAGTCTCTTAAGAACGCTTTAGATATGTTTAAGGGTCAGCAGGACGAGATTAATGTCCTGAAGCAATCTTTACATGACACTAAATCTAAGGTTCTTTCTCTCGCTTCTATTCCAGGTTACGATCAGAAAGCTACGTATGGTTTTACTGATGCAGCCGATGCTAAGAAGTTCATTACTTTTATAAAAGGTGTGTTCCTTCGTGATCCTATGGTAAAGGATATGACAGAGGGTACAGATAGTGAAGGTGGCTATCTGGTTCCTACTGAATATCGCAATAACATGATTCAGCTTTTAGAGACTTATGGTATTGCTCGTCAGCAGGCTACTGTTATTCCAATGGCTCGCGAAGAGCTAGTCATGCCTAAGCTTACTGGTGGCGTACAGGTTTACTGGATTGGTGAGGGTAAGACTATTAGTCCTACTCAGCCGGCATTCGGTGAGCTAAAGATGATCGCTAAGAAGATGGCAGCACTGGTTCCGATTACTTCAGAACTGCTTGCTGATTCTTCAGTTGCTATTGCTAATCTTCTGATGACTCTGTTTGCTCAGGCAATTGCAAAGGAAGAGGATCGTGTAGCGTTTATGGGTGATGTAGCTGGTAATTCTGATCCGTTTAATGGTATCATGTATGATCCAGATGTAAATGACATCGCTATGGCATCAGGTAAGACAGATTTTGCTGATCTTGATGCAGATTTTCTTGCTGATGTAGTATCCAGCATTAGTCCTACTCTTTCTTCAGGTGCTCGTTGGTATATGCATCGTACGGTGTTTAATATACTACGCAAACTACAGGTTAAATCTTACGGAGGCTCTTCGTGGGAGAATACTGGTGACTATATTTATAGTATGCCTTCTGGATCTGATCCGGGCACTATTTGGAGTTATCCGTATACCTTAGTTGAGAGTATGCCTGCTATTACTGATTCTGCTAATGATACTCCGTTCATCATTTTCGGCAATATGATGCATTATTACATTGCTGATCGTATGGCGATGTCAGTTGCAAGATCAGAGCATGTTGGCTTTGCACAGGATAAGATCTATCTTCGTGTAATTCAGCGTGAGGCAATGGGTGCTGCTATCCCAGAGGCGTTTGCAGTTATTAAGACTGCTGCTTGATAAGTAGTTAGTTGGTATAATGTAGTGCGGTCAATAGTGGCCGCACTACATTTCAATTTAATTGGGGAATGATATGGAATATTATGAAGTACGACACAGATTATATGATCCCGTAAATCGATTACAGTTTCAACGTGGTGAAATTATTCAAACGGATCAAGATTTATGGGCAGCTCGTTTAGGTAAGTCATTAAAAAAGATTCCTAATGTATCTAAAAATACAACTATTAAAATAGTCGAAAAAACTAAAGAAGGTTCTTCTAAAGTAGAAGTTGTAGAGACTGTTGAAGTTATACAGGAACAAGTTCCTGTAGTTCGTAGACGGGGAATTTTGGATTCTTTACAGGATAAAATGGTTTCTGCAGATGATAGTGATGTAAAATAATGGATACTGTTTTACTTGATAATTTTTTAGCTTCAGTTGTAGCTCAAGCGGCTAAATCGCTTGAGCTTACAGATCGTACTACGGAAGAAATAGTGTCTGAAGATGAAATGTTATTGAGTGCTGCTCGTTATGCGTATGCTCAAGTTGCATCCTACACCAATCGGCAGTTTGTTAACGATACGTACACAGAATTATATACAGATGAAGAAGTTCGTATTAAGTTGAGGAATACTCCAGTTACTAGTATTCCAATGGTGTACAATGAAGAAGGAACTCAACTAGTATTAGATACAAATTATAAAGTATTTAAGAACTATGTAATAATGGATATTACTGCTTCTCCTTACGAATATTTTATAACTTCTAATACTGAAGAAGATCATTATAATGTAATGATTATTTATTCTGGAGGTTATGAATCCGCTCAAGAAGATCCAATTCTTGAGAGTGCATTGGCATTACAAACTGTAGCTAACTATAATCGTAAAGCTCATTTGGGAATTGCGTTAGTTACTGCGGAGAGTAGCGGATTTAGAGGAGGTGCTATGAGAATAGCTCCTGAAATGTTAGGGATTGATTCTAGTTTAGTGCAAGAAGCTAGGGAAATTTTATCTCCATATGTGTATTATGGAAGTGCAGTGGATGTAAATGGCTAAATGGCCTGCAACTGTAGGATCTTCTGGTAAACATGTAGGGATACCTTTATCTCTTAAAAAAATTAGAGAAAAGGTTCAAAATGATTTTTCTGATGTAGGATGGAAAAAGTTTTATAATAGAGAACTTTATCCAGTATTTGAAAGTTTTTTAAAGAGACATGCAATTCAACAAGCAGAAGCTCATTCAAAGACAGGTCAATTAGCTAATAGTATTGTTATAGGAACCGGAGGTTTAGGACCGGGCAAACAAGCTTTTAGAATAGTTGTAAAAGGAGAAGCCGTCAATTATGCAAGAATTATAAATTGGGGAGGAATTGTAAGAGCCAAAAAGAAATATTTAACGATTCCTATAGGCGATAATATAGATGAGAGTACTGGTGGAAAAGTTATAGGAATGAGACAGATTAAAAAAGGTGAAGGATTTACTATTAAGCAAGAAGAAGGAATGTTAGGTGGTAGGAGAATTGTGTATTTAAAAGGTGATGCAATAGAGCGACACGGTTTTACAGCACATGCACGACCAGGAAGAAAGTTTTCAGAACGTATTAAACCAGTGTTTGAATTAGTTAAATTTATTAGAATTAAAGGTAATAATTGGGCCACCACCGCACAAGATAAAGCTATGACAGAATTTGATACATACACAACTCAGAAAATTAAAGAATTTTTTAGCTGGTTTAGATAATGTCTACTCAAACACAACGAGATAAACTAGTAGACGAATTGCTTCGACGAATTAAATTTGTATTCGGGCAAAATACAAGAATTTATGCAGGTGATGGTGGGATATGGGGTTCATGGGGACGAGAATTACCTTGTTTTCATTATTATGAAATGCCAGATAGTAGGAAATTAATTGGGAATGGATTATA